TTCATACTATTTTAATTTAAAAAAACTGGCGAGAGTCGAAGTTAGAATCCTATTCATACAACCACAGTGATAATTAATAAACTCTCTTTTCACCACACCAGTTTTATTATTATTTAACTACATTTGCTTGAGCCACAGGAAGAACACTCTTGACAACCATCTTTGTAGATTATATCACTACTACCACAATTTTCACAAGTAACACCAGTTACTGCTTCTTTATCTTTAATGTACTTCTTCAACTTACGTGCAATAATTTTACTGAAGTCTTGAAATCCATTACCTCTGGCTTTTAATAATTGTTCTACCAAGAATTTGATGTTAGCCCCGTGTCTAAGACTTGTACTAACCAATCTGGTTGTACTTTCCTCAATTTGAGACATATCTGATGTAATATCTTCTATTAACATTACATCTTTTATATCTACATCATACTTACCCCTACCACATTTAATTAGGTTACAGGAATAATTACCTTTTAAGTTATATGTATTAATAAAAGCAAATACTTCATAAGGTTTACCTTCATATAATCCTATTACTACTACGTAATCTTTACCATGAATACTTGGTGTATATAAATCACCTAATAGTACTTTTGGTCTCTTCGGAGCATTATTAGTTTTAAATGTTGTATCTTCTTTAGTATCATTTGATATTAATACACCATCTCTACATTTATCCCTGTAAATTGTAATACCCTTACAACCTTGTTTCCAAGCTTCCATGTAGATATTAGCTACATCTTGCTCAGTAGCAGTTTCAGGAAGATTAATTGTTGAACTTATGCTGTGATCAATCCATTTCTGAATTCTACCCTGCATTTTAACTCTATCCATAGGATTAAGTTCATATGCTGTTGAATTAGCAAATGGAGAAATAGTTTTAGCTAATGTATCCCAACTTACTGCACTGTTATAGTGATTAGTTGTTACCAACCACTCTTTAAATTTAGGATGAAGCACAGCATATTCTTCCCACCAATCCCCGGTTTTATCCTGGAAGGATTTGTTAGGATGACTATCATTCACTTTACGTCTTCGTTTATAACCTAATTGATACACAGGTTCAACACCTGAAGATATTCCAGCAAGTAAACTTATAGTTCCGCTTGGAGGTATTGTTAATAAGGCTATATTTCTACGACCTGTAAAACCCATAGCAAATGAATAATCATCTACTGAATAACTATCTCTTATAGTAGTACCATCAATAAATTTTTCTATTCTACTTAAAAATGGGTTATCTTTCTCCTTTTCATAATCCCAAATAGGAAATGCACCCCTCTCCTTAGCCATATCTATACTACTTCTGTAAGCAGATACAGCAAGGTCTTTATAAATAGATTCTGTGAAATCAATACTCCCAGAATAACTCCTATTAAGCATAGCAAGAGTGTCAGCAAGCCCAATTCCTGATAATCCAGTGCGCCTTCCTTCCAATAATTTCTTACGAATTTTAAGCCAAAGATTTTTTTCAATGAGTCTAATATCTTCAGGTTCTGGGTCACTTTCAATCTTATTAAGTATAACGTTAATCTTTTCCTCTTCCAAATCTACAACATCATCCATTAGCCTTTGGGCAATATAAACATCATGTTTGAATCTTTCCCAATCAAAATAAGCTTCTTTAGTAAATGGATTGACTACATATTTAGTTAAATTAATTGATAATAATCTACAACTATCATAAGGACAAAGAGGGATTTCTCCACATGGATTGGTACTCACTGACTTAAACCCATTATAACAATCTGCCGGAGATTCTGATATTACTTTGTCCCAAAATAATACACCTGGTTCAGCAGTTTTCCATGCTTGATGAACAAGTTTCTGCCATTTTAAAAAATTAGAACCTTCATTAACAGCTTTCATATACAAGTCACTTATCTTAACAGATATGTTAGCTCCAGTAATTTTAGTTGTGTCAGCTTTAGACTCTATAAAGTAAGGTGCATCATCATGCTCTATATCCAAAGTAAGCATTAACGCTCCTCTTCTCCCATCCTGAGCAATCTTTCTTGTAATAAAGGAATATAACTCTTCCCAAGTTTCAACTCCAGTAGATGACTTAGCAGCATTAGTAATAGTTGAACCTTTAAATCTAAGATGTGATAGGTCATGCCCCACCCCAGCTCTACGTTTCATTAATTGAGCTTGTTCCTGACCTGTAGTAAAAATACCACCTATTGAGTCATTCTCTCCTCCAATTACAAAACAATTTCCAAGAGATGATATAGAGTAGTTATTACCACATCCATACAGTATACTACCACCAGGAATTATTGTCCAGGTTGATAATAAACTATATATCTCATCATAACTTATAGGATTAGGGTATTTCTGTTCAATCCTTGCAAATTCTAAGGCTAACCTTTTATGCATCATATCGGGAGAATCTTCTAACAATTCTCCCGATGCATTTTTTAAACAATACTTATCAATCCAAACATTAGTAGCCAAGTCATCACCACTAAAATATTCCAACGTCTTCTTCTTAACCTCTTCTAATGTATATATCATATTTAATCTTCTTTACTTACATAAGGACTACAGTCCAAATAGACACTCCACCAACCTTTCTCAATCAGCCATTTGGGCATCTTATACTTCTTCTTCAATAAACTTTTAGCCTCCTTTACCCATTCATCCTCTTGTTCCTTTGTACAAGGATACAATTTGAACCAATCGGGCGATTCTAATACCTCTTTAGGATGTTTTGCTATAACCTCCTTAACAGTAGTATTATGGTACTTAGTTAGCCAGAGATTCATTATTTCTTCTCTATCTGGTAATTTTCTCATAATTTTTAATTTAAAGGGTTGCAAAGATAATAATAATATTGGAATAATACAAATTTATATTAACCAATATTATTATATCCCTAATTTCTTATCTATATCATTAATTTGCCCCTCTTTAAACAAAATTAGTACATTTGTACATTCTTGAGTATCAGTTAAGGCACAACCATCTATACGTACTTCATATGGAGGTTTAGCTGTAAGAAGAGCTAAATCTTTCTTAATTACGCTTCTTTTAATTAATAAAGCTTCTTTATCACTTTTATCCGTTGTCCAGTATTGTTCTCTTACATCTACATTCATTATCCAATATTATTATTTTGTCTAAACTTAATATTATTCTTTTTTAACCACTCTGTAAATTTATACAATACTTTTACACCTTCTTCAAATTCAGGTTTAGTATGTAATTCAGTTTCACTCCTAAACTTCATTTGAAGACTATCCCAATGCATAGTTTCTCCTTCTTCTAAATAGGTAGCCATTCTTCTTATGAATAGGCTAACTAATTGAGATGCTGATATGTTATAATAACCAACAGGCTTATTTACCCACCCACTACTTATCTCTTTAGCTTCTTTGAATTCTGGAGAATTTTCATCTCCTAACTGCATTAGATATATTGCCAAATCATTCTCCAGAGTTTGTAGTCCTGCATGAGTAATAATATCAACAGGTCTCTTTAAGTCTCCAACTTTCCAATATAATGATGACATAGATTTAACCCCAGGTTTACTTGAAACTAACCATATACCATCTTGCATATCAAATCTTTCAGGCATTGATACTTCTACGTATCTTCTACCTTCTTTTCTGTATAACTTATCTTGATTCATTCTAAACTTTTTATAAATTGTTCAAATAATTCTTCTCCAGTCTTAACACCTATCTCTTCTCTGTAATTTTCATTACCTCTCCAGATATATCCGTATTTATTTGTTTTTTTATTATATCCAGGTGCATAATATCCAGTTACATATTCAAGAAATTGTATTACCTGTTTTTTTGTAAGATTCATAAATCCAATTTCAATTGTGTTTTATCCTCATCCTCAATTAAGTCAAATTCTACATGTTCCTCACAATCTCTGCACCATGTATCATCATCTACACCAGTATCATCCAATATTGTCTGGTCATTTGCATCTATCCAAACTTTAACTTCTATATTAGAACCTTTGCATTTACTACATATCCATTTCATAATCCTAAATCTACATCTCTATACTCCCATTCTAAATAATCATCATTCCAAGTACTTTTTTTAGTATTGCAGTCTACCCATCCCCAAGTACTTCTTGCAATTTTAACATTTTTGTCACAATGTATCCACCAAAGTATTTGTTCATAGTATTTATCATCATTTACATTAGGTGCTTTCCAGAATATACAGAATTGCAATCCAAAGAATAATATATGAAATTGTGGACTCCATTCATATCTAATAGAATCATATTTCCACTTGTATCCAAGTTCTACTGTATGAATCATAATAGGATAACCTATTTGAATTAAATAATAATTGCCAAATATCTTCTTAATCCATTCTTTGTTTCTTCTTACCATTGGTGAGTTAGAAAATTTTATATCGTCAGTATTTCTTGAATAAGGGTATTTTTCTTTATAATTTACTCTTTCTTCTTCACCTCTAAGTTTTAACTTTCTAACCCTAATAATAGTTGATAAGAAGTTTCTTGGATAAAAATATGGTGTACCAAATGCCAACTTACCAAAATAATATCTCTTCTTAGGTAGTTTGAATACACCTTTAATTTCTTTTAATAATTCTCTAATTTTCATCTATCATATTCAAAAGGATTTCTTACATTATCACAAGTAATTTTAATGCTTTCTATTTCATTAAAATCTAATATTACAGTCCATAAAGAAGTTATATCCATTGCAGACATTAACTCAAACTGTATTCTATTCATAGGTGTTTGAAGTATCTTACCTCTATATCTGCATTCCCACAAATCTTCTCTGTGTTTATAGCATTCTCTTTTTAATGTAACTTCCACTCTACAAAAAGAAGGTTTATACATATTATTTTCATTCATTTTACAAATTTTGAGTAAATTACTTTACATTTAAAAAAAAAACCCCGACTTTAGCCTGGGTAGTTATATAAGCGTATAACCTTGCGGCTTATAAATATACCTTATATGGCTAAATAGGATAGTGTGTACCTCACCCCTATTGGACTCACTCCTGGGACACTATTTTTACATAGTGTGAGTGGTACTATTTTTTATAAAAGAATAAATGGTCAATCCACTCATTCATCTTTTTAGAACTTGGTTGTGCCATCCACAAAACATCCTCTATTCTCATCGTATTCCTTGGATGCCATTTTACATATCCCCCATTATTCTTATCACTACTCCACACCCTTAAGTCAATTCCTAATCCACTTGCCTTATTTGGTAAGTCACTATTACCTGTATAATAGAACCAATAATGTCTTCCATTATTTTTAGTTGGATAATTTAGCGTATTACTTAACTCTTGTTTAAGATGTTCCGGAATAATATCAAATCCATTTTTTTTATTTTGATGTTTATCTACATCAATAATAATGTATGGATAATGAGGATTAACTGCTAAATCATAACCTTCTGGTATGTCCCCTTTGAATAAAGTTCCTTCTTCAAGCATACCCCAGGAAACAATTGGTCTGTTATTTTTTAGCAAAAAACTTCTCATTATTCAAAGATATATTTAGAATGAGCCCCCTCATCTTTCCACCAGTTAGCATAATCATGATTATATGCATAATCATAGACCCTCTCAAGTTCATAAGAAATACCACTTGTTAAATCATATAACCCATCTTCTTCAATATCTTTCAGTAATTTAGAATAATTAAAGTTATTTCTACTTTCATATAAAGCATATCCTGAAATTATACAAAGAGTTGAATTTAACTCACTACCACTACCATCTAAACTAAGGTTATTATCTGCTATAAATTGTTGTATCTTATTCATAATTAAATATTTTCATAAGGGTTATCACCTATCCAATCTTTTAAAAAGTCATCTAATTCTCCTGAACTTAGCCCAAGTTCTGAAAAGGAATCTTTATTACCAATTCGCCTCCAAGTCTCATAATCATTTTTTAACTTAGCATTACCTTCTGGATTCTGTAATGCTCTTAACAAATCATCTATCGTTGCCATATTATATCTCTTTAATTTTTTCTTTTAATAATTGTAACTGTTCATCAGACATTTCATGAGTTTTTAACCATGTTTCACATATCTGTTTAACTATTCTCGTATTTTTCTTCCTGATACTAAGAGTTTCATTGAAGCTCTCTGACTGAAATATACTTTGGTAATTTTGTACCTCATCAATTAAGTCTATATATTTAAGACACACTGCATCAGTATTGAAACCTCTTCTGTGATATTTAATCAACCTCTCAAGTTGTCTTAATATCCTACTAATTTGCCAAAGTTCTGGGTCATAAAATGCAGTATTCCAACGATTCCATGAGGCTGTCTTTGTCTTAACACTATCTCCGGACAAGTCTAATATCAATCCTGTTTTAATATCCAAAGCTTTTGATATGATATCCATATCGAAACTTGATAAAACAGAGAAGGTGTTTTTAGCGTATTTTTTTAGTATTATATTTACTGGGATAACTGTGTTATATACAAATTTAATTGTAGTAATACCAAAGCTTGCCTTACCATTCTCGCAGTTTATATATTTGTCAAACTTCCATTTCTCAAGTTTATCTAATATTTGAAAGTCTGGGTTATATTTTAAATCAAACAATATCTTGTTAAATGACTTTTCATCATACACAAAGCAATCCACATCCATTCCTTCCCAATACTCACCCAACAGGCACGAACCTGTTATACAACCATCAATGGGTAGTTGCTTAATATAATTTACTACGTAGTCTATTTGTTCTCTCATATTTTTAAATAAAAAGACCAGATATTTCTATCTGGTCTTTATGTTAAAGATTAATTAAGTAAGTCAATAGTTGATTCTACCGCCTTAACTATCTCATCAATAGTATAGATTTTACCCAATTTGACAATATCTTCTTCAAAGAATAATCCAACCTCCTCAAATTCCTGAATCGTGTTGAATTGTTGTAAGAAATTATTTACCTGATTAACTTTATCTAAAGTTTTGTCATATTTAATAAAAGCTAAAGCCTCCTCAGCTAATTGGTCATGTAGCCTTTTGGCAACTTTCTTAGGCTCACTAAGATATTTAACATCACTTTTAGTTAGTTCTTTCCTAACCTCTTCTTTTAAATCTGCAAGACTGTCAGCTTTTTTGCCTACAAAATCTTTACCTTTTGCTTTTTCAGCAAAGGTGATTATATACTCTGCGTGTTTTTGAGCATCTACAAATGCTTTGTTAGATACTGGAGCTACTTTACTACCGTTTTCACTCAAATAACCTTTAACTACAAATACTTCTCCGCTTGTTAAAAACTTTTTTCCCATTTTGATATATATATATATATTTAATTAATACTAAAATTCTCTTAATCTTTTTACTTTATGTACTTAACCCAACCTTTGATGTGTTGTACATCTTTTACATCAAAGAAATCACCATACCCAGCTCTAATAGTATCACTCTCAGTATGTAGAGAAATCATTTTTTCTACTGTCCATGTACACATCTTCTTAGCATCTTCTCTACCTATAGCTACTCTGGATGTGTGTGTCCAATGGTCACAGGGACTATGATTATCTCCAAATACAATAGCTGTAGTGTATTTTCTTGGTTGCCCTGTAACTAATGGCCTAAACATATCAGATTCATTTCCTTGTCCGAAAGCACCATAAGTACCTTCTATGTCCACATTCTGAATTTCTTCATAAGGAAATAAATGTGACTCTCTACCTGTTATTAATAAGTCAGCATAGAAAGTTTCAACTAAATGCTTGGCCAGTGTTAAGCAGGTTACTCCTACTGCCCTTGGTATGCTGGCAGATATGTCTATCACAATAAGATTCCTGTTTGGACTTTGCATATCAATACCCCCATACATTCCATCAAGTTTTTTGTTATACATGTATGGGTTATATAATGCAAAATTATGTACATTAGTCTCAATTGCCTTTTCAATATCTATTAACCATGTAGGAAATACATTTAATTTCTTTAAAACATTCACATCTACATAAGCAGAACAGTCTTCTATGAATTCTTCAAACAAAGAACTATCACCCCCTCTGTAGAGTTTTTTTTCTGGATTAGTAATTGATTCAATATCATAATTCCCTATGTTTTTGTGGTCTAAATAAACGTTATCACAAAAATCAAAGAATTTAACATTCCTGAATCCTGCTTCTTTTAGTAGCTTTGTGAAATTAAAAGGAAATCCAGACTTAACAGCTTTATTCCAAATAACCTCATATTCCAACATTCTTACGAACTTATCCTTATCTTTTTTGTTACCATAAATAAAAGGAACACCTATCGGTATATCTTTTATTTCTTCCCTATCACTTATAAAATATAATATAGGTAATTCAAATTTCTTACTTTTTAATAATTCCATGTAATTTACTCTTTAATTCCTTTAATTAATCTAATCATGTTTATCCAAGGTATTGATTCTCCAGGAGATAAAATCCTATCGCCAGATAATGCCACATTCTGCCCTGTTTTATTTTCAATCAAAGTATTTAAAATAGGTAATAACTCATTCTCATAAGGTGTAGGTACTCTATATATAACCATACCAACCGCCTTATCTACACTTCTTGCTGAATTATAGTTACTATCACGTTTAAAGTCTTCATTATTAATCAGAACAGCCAGTTTATTAGATATTGTTTCCGGCATTTTATATTTATTCAACATATAAGTCTTCCATTCCTTTTTAGGAAATTCAAACTTATACCAAATAAATCTTTCCTTAATTTGAGGAGTCAGAGGAACCATCCCCTGAGGATTAGCTGCTGCCACTATCATTATGTCAGGAAGTTTTTTACCTGAAATCATCTCTCTCTCTTCGAGAATAGTTAAACATGCGTTTAATACTGTTGGATTACCATTAAACACTTCATCAAAGAATAGAATATCTCCATCCCTCATCTTTAATAGTGTATCAAAATCCCAGAAACTCATCTTCTTGGTTGCCCTATCCGGCATAGCTAATCCGCTGATTTCGAAGGGATTACGTTGTGATGTTATAAAGGGAACTAATTGAACTCCCTTTTCCTTGGCAAAATCCCTAATTTGTACAGACTTACTTACCCCAGGATTTCCAATAAACAGAGGTACAATTGTCCTCCTAAGCTCTAAATTATTATATACTCCTTCTAATATCTGTTTAATATTATCCATATTGTCATGTTACTGTGTTATGCCCCATTTAAGAAACGGACAGTTCCGTTAATCTATAAGTGAAGCTAACCCAATTACCACCTTCTTCTCTACTTGCTGCGGCTTCTGTTGAATACCAAACAACAGCCTCGCTGCTATGTGGCTCAATGTATAATCCATTCCATTGCATTTTCAAATCAACTATAATACCTTTACCGTCTTTTGTTTGTACTTCTTGACCAAGATAAAAACGGGGCATAACATTAGCTATATGTAATGCCTTTTCGTAATCTGATAATTTTTCTGTATTCATAATTTTGTTGTATTTATAAAGTTTCTACTAATTAGATAAAACGGCACTACACATAGCAATACCGATATTACAATCCGTAGTTTGTATGTGTTTATCTGTTCTGATATTAATTTGTATAAATCTAAAGTCTTCATTATTTACATGTATAGTACCACATACATCACATTTATAAACTTTATTTATAATATCATAATCATCTGTATCAGGGTTGAATACCTCTAAATTATTAAATAATGTTAGATTTTCACTATTACAATAGCTGCAATTATTTGGTTTTATCATTTTCCAGATATTCTTGTAAACCATAATAATCAACCATCACGTATCCACCTATAATGCTACTTTTGAAACATTTAGATGTAATTCCTAATATGTCTCTCTTACTATACTTAGGCTTATTTTTGTCTATCCATCGCTCAGCTGCCTCTTCAGTTGAAAACATTAATTTACCTTCACCAGGCTTCCCTGCATCACTAAAATAACCTAACCACCTATTATAATTCCATATTTCGTAATTATTAGCGGGACTTACCTGGTAAACACTATCTCCCTCAAAAATCTCCTTACCATCTTCTGTCACAAATAGAGGTTCTTGTTTGGAGTGTTGTAATACTCTAAAATCATTAGAATACAAAAAGTTATTATCGTTAGAAGTATGATAGTTTTTACCTCTAAAATGAACTATCATAATCTCATTGTCAACACCAACCCTAAACTTCTCAATAATTCCTTTATCTCTTGCGTCTTTAAAATGCTCTACTAAATCTCCAACAGTAAACACCACATTGTCAGATAGTCTTTTGATAGAGTGTATTACATAACCACCTTCATTACCACTATGTAAGCCCTTGTTAATATCTTCTTCTGAATAGGATATGTTACTCCATTTATACAAACCCTTGCAGGTTTTCTTAAATATTTGTCTATAGGCATAACTAGAACCATCCCCATTCAAGCACTCATAACTTAATACTTCGTATTGTTCATTAATTTCTTCCCAAAATTCTTTACTTATCCCTGGATTATCTTCAATCCACGACCAAGTCTCACCCCATCCCATTTTTTGAATTATTGTACCAAGTCTAGGACTTTTTGGATATTCTTTTATCAATTTGTACTTTACCATATTATTTCTTTTACGTTGTGTTCTTTTAAGAACTGATTACATTTACTAAAACATTTTGAATCTCTAAAAGGTATTGGTGCTTGTTTAGTTACACCTAAAGGACTTGGATGTGAGGTGAGTATAGTTCTATGTGTAGGATTATTTATATACTCAATATAAGATTGAGCAAATCTTCCCCACAATAACCATACTACATTATCCTTCCTATTCAAGGCCTTAACAACCTCTATTGTGAAATTCTTCCAATACTTAATATGACTACCTGGTTGTCCTTTTATTACACTGTTGGCTGCATTAACCATTAATACTCCCTGCTCGGCCCATGAATATAGACTATAGTTATTTAATCTATCTAAATTAAATCCATCATATATATCATTTTCTACTTCCTCAAGAATATTAGCTAAACTTGGCTGTATAGAGTCTGTTGTTGAGTTACTAAAACTTAACCCATCGAATTGACCATCACCATGATAGGGGTCTTGACCCAGTATAACAACCTTAACCTTATTATAGGGTGTTACTCTAAAGGCTTTAAACAATAACTCTGACCCCTTAGGAGGAAAAATTACATATTTATTTCTATCTTGATGAATTTGCATAGCTATTTTTACAAAGTCGGTGGACTCTAAATAGTGTTTTAATTTAGAATACCAATCCTCTGTGAAATACTTACTAAAGTCCATAGTTCTTCCTCTAAAATAGGTTTACTCATCAATTCTAAATTCTCAGGTATCTCCCAACCATATTCTTTACTCATATCTTCTCTTAGTTTTTTATCTCTGTATAATAATCTAAAAGTTTTACTTTTAGTACTAAACCCATGAAAAGTACATATTTTGGATTTTAATGTAGCGGATATTTCTGTGTATTTACCTTTCATTATTTTATCTACATCTTTCCAAAACATTTCTTGTATTACAAACTTTATAACAACAAGTTCAGGATTGGGGTCTATTATTTCCTCAAAATATGGATGATTTTGTAGTTTTTCTTCAAGTTTAAGATACTTGTCAGAATTAGTAAATTTGTACACTAAATAAATTGAATGATAATCGTCAGATAAATAACTGTTATAAAAGCTATTTTCAAAGTCAAAATAATCATAACTATAACCCAATATAGGCATTATAAACTGAGATGTTTTTGTAGCTTTTTCTTGCACAATAAAAAAAGCATTATTTGCCCAACGAATTTTATTAACTATGTACAATGTACCGTCAACTTCAATTTCATCACCTATTTTTATCTTGTACCTATCCTCTATAATCAAGCAAGTTATATAATAATTTTCGTCCTCTGTAATTACTATATCCTCGGAATTTGTTTCTAAGGTAAAACCCCTTAAATTACTTTTTGTTAATTGAATGTATATGTTATTTCTAATCTGTATTCTCATCAATACTCATATTAAATATTAATAACGAGTATTGATTGGTTAATTTTATCTTTATCATATATTTAATTAGAATTCACTTTTTATTTCTGATTCTTTTATTCTCTCTACTCTTTGAAATATTGGAAATCCTGGAATATACCCAACCTCTCTCATAAAATCTTCATCACAATCTAAAAGATGTAATAATCTATAATTCTTTTGAAATTCATAGATACCTTTGGAAATTCCATAATGTATCATGTATTTTTCTGCAATATTAACATACCCAACTTCCCCATTTAGACACATCTTCTCCCAATATTTCTCACCTTTACCTGGAAGACCAATTACCCCATCAGAGGCATCTCCAATTATCATTTGACCTTGCCTAAAACCTCTTGAAGATACTTCAGAAGTTTCTACCCACTCCATCCCCCATTCATCAGCTCCAAGTTTCTTACTATAATTCAAATGTTTACCTGGAATAGATTGTAATAAATCCTTATCAACTGCTGCCAGTATTTTGTTGGCCTCATAAGACTTATATTCACTATTCTCGTTTTTATACGTAGTTAACATCCAATAAGGTTCTGAACTATTAGGGTCTAATTCCTGACTCCAATAAATAGATTTATTCATCCAGTATGCAATTAAATCGTCAGCCTCCACAAGTGAGCTTGAAACAGCATTATACTGAGCTATAAGATATTCTTTAATAACTCTATTATAATTCTGATTAGAATACTTCCTATTGGATTTATAACTACCAGATTCTTCAGAACTATCCTTTAAACTGTGTCTAAAATACTGTCCTTTACTAATGAATAAACAATAATAATCAGCTTTAGTTTCTTCTAAGATAGCTTGTATCTTATAATCTACCTTTTCTATTATTTGTTGTAATGAATCATTAGTTTTACCTAAATAACATAGGCTATCTGCATCAATAAGAACTATATTTTTACTCATCATTTAATTGTTTATAAGCCCATTTAGTTCCTTCTTCTTTAATATTTGAATAATATTCTAAGCATTCTTCTATTTCTTCTGGAGATGCTTTATATAAATCATCTCCATATCTTAAATCTTCAAAATCATATCCTTTTTCAACGTATTTTAGTGCTACTTCAAATAATATTTTATTCATGTTTCAAAATTTTTATATAAACCCCTGGTTTTTCCTTATTATAAACATAAGGTTTAAACATTGGTATAATTACATCAGCATTGTCGTCCTCTATCCATCCATACTTTACCATTAAATCTAACAAGGTTTGTGTGGGATTTATATAGTCAAACTTATGCCTACTTTTTCTGTGATATTCAAACTCAACATATATTGGGTACTTATTACTACATTTAATAAAAATCTCATTTTCAAATCTTAATTTGTATTTTTCCCAATAGAGTTTAGTATCTTTGACGTATTGTTGAGCAGTCTTACTCCATACTAAGAATTTACCAGTCCATTGTTTTGAATTCTTACTGGATGGAACATTGTTAGGGATGAATATCGAGTCTGTCATATATATTTCTTTCCCACTCTTCGTAATCTAAATCACATAATGATGTTGGACAATATAGTTTTTTAGGTGTTATATATAAAACACCTTTAACTGGATTATCCTCATCTCTATCCACATACACAGAAGGCAAATCATATTGCTCACTTAGCCTTTTAAGAATATCAAACTCTCCTCTGACTATATTATCTTCATCAGACTCTAACATTTGAGTTTTCTTAACTAAATTACCTTCTTCTTCTATTATAAAACACGCTAAATATCTCATTCTAAATCTTTTAAAGTTTTGTCTTTAGTATATGTATCTGCAAGAGCTTCTTTTATAGCATCTTCTTGGGCTTGTCTAATCCAACTCTTTATAATTTCTAACCTAAGTAAATTACTTTTGTAAGATAACCTAGACATGTCAATATAATCTTCAGCCTTTTTCATAATTTAATTCTAAATTTTTTATCAATTCTTTTCCGACCTTTAAACTATATTTCTTCACAAAGTCAGATATATCTTTACAATTATATTCTTTAGGAATCAAGATGTAAGGTATATTTGTTTCTAATGAGTGTTTTTTACTCATCTCTATACCAGTTTCATCATTATCCAAAAATAGTACAATTTCTTTAAACCTACTCTTTTGTTTATTAATATATTCTAATGAGGGTAAAGTTTTTTCAGTAGTTGGTGCAATGGCAGTATAACCTATTTCATAAAGAGTCATTACATCCTTTAATCCTTTAGTTATATAGAGTAAATTACCTCCTTTTGGTAACATTCCTTCTCCCTGAACTATCTTACCACCATTACTAACCCACTTTAGATTAATACTAAAAGGTTGATATATTTTACGTCTGTAAATTTCATCTTCCCAATAATAATTAAATGTATAAGAGTATCTGTCTGATTTTATTCTATTTTGATTTATCCAAAAGTAATCAATAGCATGTACGTTAAATAATTTCAAAGTTTCTAAACTAATACCAAAACTATTCCAAAACTCTATATCATGGGGTAACCATTTTCTATAACGTACCTGTATAATTGTATCAGAAGCTGGTTTAATAACTTTATTATATTTAGTGGGGGTTGTAGAAGAGAGGGGAGTATCTCCCCAATCTACTACAAACAGACCACTAATCTTAAAATCCAACGCTATCTTTTTTACTGCTTCTGCTAATGTTAATGAAAAATAATAACAGACAAACTCTATACTACTCATTGTAGGTAAGACAAAATCATTAAATCTCAAACTACCTGATGAGGTTGCATAAACATTTGCACTTGCTTTCCCCTCAGACCTGAATGGAGATTTGAATTTCTTATCTACTTCTTCAAATCCTGGACAATAGAATCTAAATATATCATAATCGTTTACATATTTATATAGATTCTTGATTGTGAGAGGTTGTCTTATATTCATTAAAATACGTCCTGTGGAGCTGCTGCTGCAGGCTCTGAGTCAGGTTTTGGGCTTGTTATTGATGGACTATATTCTGTAAAATCTGCACAAATATACTCACCTTTGGGAGCATACCCAGATGCTTCCTGAGAAGTTAAGTGTCTTGCAAAGTTGTTTAAATTAGCTGTAGCCCTATCAAAATACCTATTGTAAACATTTACATACTCCTTGTCCATATGAAGCATAAGTTTAACTTCATTATCTTTTGCCATTGAATGATATTTGCGAAGTTCACTCACATCTCCCTTAATAAGGGCAGCAAAATTAATAACTACTGTATCTGGTTGAATCTTAGCATCAGCCTCTTTTTTAGAAACGAAGTTTTTAATATTAAACCAAGCTACCAAAAATTCCAATAATTCAGCTTCACCAACTTTAGCAGCCCTGGCATTTACATTCTTAAAGAATGCCACGCCATTTTTGTTAGTTCTCCCAAGAACATCTTCCAAACTCTTTCCGATAGAGTTTTGTGCCAAGTCATTTACAAACTTTTTAGTTCCTGTTGAGAATACAACCTCTTCATCCCTAATAAGAAATTCAAGTTTATTTTGAATATCTAACTTTTCATTTTTAACATAGAATATGACTTTAGAAAACTCCTTCCCACCAATTTCAACTTTGTATTGTGGTTCTTTGTTGTAGTTAAACCCTAATGCTTCCAACTCAGACAAAGTACAATTAATACCTACTACTTTGAAATTACCGATACCAATATATTTTTTAATATTGGCTACTACTTGTTCTTCACTGCTTCTAATATTTAACATACTTATTTATTTTTTATTAATTATTACCAAATATCACCATGAGGCTCAAACTCTATCTCACTTTCCTGAACTTTTCCTATAGAATCAACAGTTGTATCCTCTTCATCAAACATATATTCAATTTCTTTATCAAGGATAGGACTTCGTTCAATGGTTTCTACTGAATCCATTTGAATATGTACCAATTCATATGCAGTAATTCCAGAAATATCTAATGGATTTGTTAACTCAAAATAGTTATCATATTTTGAATCCAAATTTTTCATCTTAGCTACATACTCATAATATCTCTTATTAGAGAATGCACGATTCTTAGCCACTAATACTGAATCTTCAGAACTTAATTTTGCAATGTAAACTTTATTGTTTACATCATCAAAAGCAAATGCAATGCTATCTATTCCTGGCTCAACTTCTAATACTTGTAGTGCTTTTGAATTAAGCACAAACCTTCTGTTAAATCCTTTATCTGCTACTAATTCCATTGTTAATACAGGAATTTTGTCTAAAGGATTTACAGGTTTTTCCACTTTTGGTATCCCAAATCTTATATTCATATTTATTTATTTTTATTGTTTATATATTCTTTCCCAATAAGTTTTAATGTCTCCATTCTCAAGCCTTTCTGATATAATAACATCTCCTTGTAGATGTTTACACCTACCACCACAAACAAGATTATCTTTTGGATTAAAACTTAAAACACCCAAATTATCTTTTCTGTACATATATCCAACTGCATCAACTCTCGATGCAAAGATAGACTTAACTTTACCAGTTAGATTAATATCTCTGGTCTCAACAGCATCCCCGGACTTACTCTCAATCATCTTATCCTTTATATGAGCAATAAGAATAATCTCTGGAGCGAGAGTTGTTAATCTATCGTACCAATCAGTCATTTCTTCTCTGGAGTATTTATATCCAAATCCCTGACCTAATTCGTGGACAGTTTCAAACTCCCTATCCATAAAACTATAATATCCAGAACTGGGGTTTTTCTCATCTTTTAGGTTGAATTTTTTACCTTGAGGCTTATTCATATACCTATAAGTGCCAGTAATTTCTGACCACTCATCCAATTTAGTGATAGTATCAACAACAATACGTTGATAAGTATATCCACCAATCTTCTTATTATTCTCCTCTATGGCATTCAAGAGTTCATTAAACTCTTTTGGCCTGTTAACCTCAACTATTTTGCCTGATATATAATCTGCACCATGAGGTTCTGTTTCTACAATGAGGGTATTATCTAATCCCTCTAATATGGTAGTTTTTCCCACCTTTGGTGCTGAGTAAATCAACAATACGTGAGGATTCACAGCTTTTACTTTTCTTACTTCTGTTGGTAGTATCATATTTGATTATTTATATAATTCATATCTTATCTCATTTGCTTTCGGTAATTCTTCATAATAGGTTACTGCTCCATTAAAATATAAAGGGAATTTGATATTACTAATACCAAAATTAGATTTAAGTATTAATAATGCTCTAAATTTATCTTCCAGCTTAGTAATATCATATCCTTCATATGTGTCAATACCAAATCTTGAGGGGCTGAATAGTGCTAATATTAGATGATGATCTCTCGCTATAACTTTACTTTCGCCGAGAGAACTCATATTAGGTTCTACTTTCTCTATAATTTGTTTACCCCTTAACATATCAAACTGTTGTCTATCAGTTTCCATAGCAGTTTGTACTATGTTTACAACAGTCCAGTTCCAATGCTTAGTTATTTGTAACCTTGCATAATCCCTACACCATAAGTTCATACACTCCCTAACAATTAACTGCCTGTTAGTCTTTTTATTAAACTCTTCAGAAAAATTGTTCAAATTGTCCACAACAACTATATTATGAACATCAGGGTCTTTTGGTATATATTCCTTATAGACTTTGGTAGGCTCTGTGTATATACTGCCATCAGATTTCTTATATGTAAAATCCCTGGTTTCCCAAACATGCTCACCTAATTCACCTGATATAGTTCTTAGATTCTTATAAACACCCGTTGCATTATATACACTTGTGTAAACAGTACAATAACTGAGTATATCCTCAACAATCTTATCAACATCTTCAAATAGTACTTCCACATCAGAACCTACTACATTTTTCTTCATGGAGTTTAATTCTAATGGGTCTATTTGAATCTTCTTACCAGACTTGAGATATAACACTCTACAAAATAACCTATCCTCAAACAACTCTAAAGGGTCTTCTAAAAGAAATATATGAAAATGTGCTTTATAGTTTTTATTTTTGATAAGATTATATACTGGCATTAGCATCAAACCTATCCATGACTGTGATTTACCAGTCCCTGAACCACCAAGTATCATTAATTGTTTTCCCCTTGGAACTACCGGAACATACTCACCTAATCTTGGAAATGTATAAAATAAAGGAGCACCATTATACTTACCTGTTAATCTATCTTGCTTAGCTTGTTTGTAACGCTGTAGTCTTTCTGACATTATAATCCTTTCTCTTGAAGCTTCTTAATATGCTTTTTTAGCCATCTCCTTCTTGGGCCAACTTTACCAGGTTTCCACCAATAAAGTGATTTAGTACGATGAGAATATAGTGTAAAAGGCTTATTGTGATTAATGTACATACTTGTCTCATACTCATCATAAAAGTCCTCAATAAAGCGCAATGATAAATGACATAACCCTCCTTTTATTTTTTTTATTGTATTAATATTCTCCAATATAATCTCTAAACATTGACTTAATTTCATATCATCTTATTTAAACTATTCTTAGTTTGTATAACTTCAAATTCATCATTAAAATTCTTATCTCCTAAATAAGTGCGAGCTTTCTTAACAGGTTTGCCAGTAGAATAAATAGGCAAACTATCATAATAATTTGATATGTTCTCAAAGGCTTTTTGTTTCTCATTCTTCTTTAGTTTTTTCCAGTACTTCTCAGCAGCATCCTTATCACTCTTCCTTAATCCTGTTACTTCATGATATTTATCCCAAAACTGTTCAAATTGAGTTTCTGGATTAAGTTTATTTTGTAGGCCTATAGTCTTTTGTCTCAGGACAAAGTTTAAGTCAGAATCTACTGCTTTTATATAACCATTTTCTTGAAGTTCAGAAATAATATAGATAGTTCTATTTAATAATATATCCTCATCATTAGTTACTATACCATATAAATATATGTAAGCTCCAGGACTTAACCCAAATTCTTTAAATTCTTTAATTGTAAATTCCATATTTATTATCTTAAAGTAATTATGTCTCCTATACTCAATTTATTGTTAATATTCCATCCTAAGATAGTTGTACCACTCTTATTTAAAACCTCTATATAATTTGGAGGTGGACAGCTACCTGGAAATCTGGAGTTTACTAAACAAGTAAAGGATATGGGATGTTTAAGTTTAACTCTAAATTCTTGATTTCCTACTAACTTATATGTTATAAAATCACCTTCTACTTTTATAGATTCTCTTACCAGATAATCCACTACAAAATTTATCTTATCAGGAATCAATTCCTTAAGACTTAATAAAATTCTTTTATTCTTTGACATCTTTCAAAATCCTCACTATATTCTGCATATAAAAAATTATTTAACTGTTTAACACTAATATTGCTATCAGGTTGGTTGTTCTTAATAATTTTATGCATTTGATTAACACTACGAGGCTTTTCTTTAATTGCCTCTTGTACTATTTGTTGAACAGTTATTTTATTCATACTTAATAGCTTTAAAAGATATAATTAGATTAAAGTTTAATAATCCTAAATAAATTACATTTCTATATCCACTTGAATTATGAATATGTAGAAGTTGAGCTTGAATTAACACAAAACTTTTAGTTTTCCAATAACTTTTAAATGTTATGTTCATCTTTTATTAGTTTAAGTGATTCAAATAATCCAGCTTCTAATGCTTCTTTAAAACCACAATACCCACTAAGTATTAAACCTACATCTTCGTTGTTTGTATAACAAATCTCAAAATTCCAATAAGTTATGCTGAAATCAAGATTACATACTTTATCTATAACAATATGTATTTTATGAACATCTCTCAACCATTTCTGTAACTCAGTCATCCAAAATAACCATCTTAAAGGTTCTTTAGAAGAATAGATAAAAGGTTTATCGTGAACAAATGTTGCAATAAACCCTTTATCTTTAGCTAATTGTACTAATTCTTGTTTCATTCTATTTGATTAATAGTATTTAAGATTGATTGTTTATCAATTTGCACATAGTTTAAATTTTCAAGAACACTTCTGTTATATGTAGCATTTTCAGTAGCTAATTCAAGAGTTTGACGACAGGCTTCTTTCATTGCATTTTTAATTAAACTCATATCATCCCAATCAACTTCTAATATTATTTTATTAGCAAGATGTTTATTAAGGATTCTCTCTAAATTTATTTTTCTTTCTGACATAATTAATTTTTTCTATGTTGTTCTAGAAATTCATAACATCTTTGGGTATGTCCTTCTATATGCTTAGAATTATGTGAAACATTTCCAATAGATAATTTACGTGCTCGCTCTACTATTACTTTAAATTGACTAATAGCATATTCAATTAATTCATTTTCTGACATAATTCTATTGCTTTTAAAATTGCTTGTTCTCTTGCTTCTTCAAAATCATAAAAATCTTCTTCCCATAATTTATTTAGCGAGTCATGAGGAAATTGTATATGCCACTGCCAAGATTCTTGTGATTGAGAGGTAATTGTAATATGTAAACTATACTTTTTCCTAAACCAATCAATAACTAAAGAATATTCAATTTTCTTTTTAATATCATTAATAGGTAGTAAATCTAATTCCTCTATTGTTAGGTCTACATAATGTTTATATCCTAACTTTTTTAGTTCTTTAAATATTTCCATTTGAATTTTATTACAAGTTTTTTTGTTTATTCTTTTAAGTTTTTAATGCTATTTCGTATGTTACAAATTGATTCTTTATATCCATTTTATTTTGTTTTTATCTAAGCTATATTGTCTGTTGTTTAACCAATACAAATCCTGCGTTCCTTTACAATACAGGTTAAAAAACTTAGCGTGTTTATCCCCATTTAATCTTGTTACTCTACCAAGCATTTGAACAGCATCTTTTTTAGAACTTGTACCTGAAGCACATATACCTGTTGTTAATTCTGGCAAATCTATACCTTCGTTTAAGGCTTTAATAGAACTTATAACTCTTATTTTAGTTCTTTTGTCTCTAAACTTTTTCAAATTAAGTTCTCTGTCCTTATCTTTTAATCCTGAATGGATGGTAACACAGATGTCCCCCAATATATATTGTAATCTGTCTGCAAATTCCTGTGATTGACTAAATACTAGTACCTTTTCTTCCGGATGATTAATAATATACTTAACAGTTCTTGTTAGCTTCTCTTCTGCATTATACAGTAAGAATCTTCTTTCTCCAATAAGTTTATAGTAATCTTTACCTATTACCCTTTTCTTCCAATCACCACTTCCCAAAAACTCACCTGCAAGCTCAAAAGCATTCTTTTTAATATAACTGATATCTACAACTTTGGGTTTATGATAATGCATTCTTAAGTACAACTTTTCCAAGTCATACTCAATCCTATCATGTATAACTGATTCAGCAGTTGTAAGATTAATACTTACATTAAACATATCATAGTTAGCTATCCAACCTTCAGATAATGCCTGTTCAAATGTTATAGCCATACCTTTAGGGGCAATTTGAAATAACTTTTGATGTTTATTATCTTTACGTTCCGGAGTTGCCGACAACCACAATAGTTTACTGAATTTAGCATTAGTCCAACTTAATTGGAACCAGTCTGCCATACCAGAAGTATGTGCCTCATCAATAATAAGAAAATCTGTATTAAGGTGAGACTTAGCGGCAGTATTTACTATATAAACTTCATGATTAGGCACTTTCCATTCTGATAGGGTTGACAACCATTGTTGTTTTAAATCCTTAGTTGGAACTATCACCGTAGTTTTAACAGCATTACTTTGTAGAGCACACATAATTGACACTCTTGTTTTACCAAATCCAGTAATAGCTGCTAATCCTAAGTGACAATTCTTACTAGTCCATAAATCTACAAACTGTTGTTGTATTTTATCTCTTGATGTCATTTACTTAGAACATCAATTAATTTTATATCTGTTCCTGCTCCTGGTTGAATAGCATTGCTTCTAATGCTGATGGTCCATCTCCAGATACCAAGAAGGCTAAATCAAATAAACTATTAAATTGTGCTTTTGTAGCTATTTGTAACGCTTCAAAGTCTGTTAATATAAATTTACTTTGTAGATTTTCTACAATACGTTCAATTGATTGTTTTTGTGTGTACATAATTATTTAGTTTTTGATGATTATTTTCTACTATATTTAATTTTATCTTCTTCTAACTGTTCTCTTGTATAATATTTAGTAATCCCCCACCAAAGGGGGCTATTTATCCAATCACAATAAGTATAATCATTAACTATTGTTTTAGGATTAGGAAGTTCTAAGTTTTCTAAATTATCAGAAGTATTAAGTACTTGTCTTAATCTTCTTCTAACTATTCTATTAAGAATTTTATTTCTAGATTTATCTTTATCTTTAATAATAGGTTTCTTAAAACTTCTACTCATTAGCTAATGATTAAATATGTATTTTATAGGATGATAAACAACCACACCCGCACCAAAATAAACAATATAACAGAGCCACTTAGGTACTTCAGAGAATTCACATACAAATTTTACAAATGCAATACCTACAATAAATATAGCTATTGCTGCTGTTAAGTTTAATATAAAATTTATTATTTTCATTTGATTAATTTAAAATAGTGATAATTATTGTTTTAGTGTCCCCAATATGGAGTTATAACTGGTTCTGCTTTCAATGGAATTATTGGGCAATAGTAACTACCAGCCCTTTCCATACATTCTTTTAATTCTTTTAATACTAATGGGGATAAATCTTTATGTTGTTCAGTCATAATTTCATCATGAACAATATTAACAATCTTTACCTTATTTAGAAGATTATTTTCTACTATCCATCTAAAGAAATAAACATTAGCTAATTTTGTTATACTTGCAGAACTTCCTTGAATGGGGAAGTTTAATGCCATTCTTCTAATGTTACCCTTTAGCCTAAAATATTGAGACATCTGTTCTTTCTCAGATAAATACCAATCAGATTTTAATTTCTTCTCTTGTTTGTACTTATCCCAGTAATCCCTATTGTCAATATTGTCAAAACTATATTTACTAACAGCCTCTTTTAAATACTCAAAATCTTCTTTGTTAATAAAATATTTACTACCCATTAGAGAATCAATGAGGATATATCCTTTTTCCAAAGCATCTTTTTCACATTTATCATAGTATTGTTTTAATCCGGGGAATGCCTCAAAATAAGATTTTTCCACTTGATTACCTTCTTCTATAGATATACCTAAATTATTGGATACTGTAAACCCAGTACCACCATAATTTAATGCAAATCCAGCAGCTTTAGCTATTTGTCTCTTATCCTTATGATATATTTTGATATCATCCAGGTTTAGATTGGATAATTCAGGATATATCTTAGAGGCAATATAAGAATGCATATCCCCTAAATTAGCATTATAGAACTTAATTAAATCCTTATCTTTAGATTTATTAGCTAACACTATTTGTTCTTGACCCGAATAATCAGCATTGATTAGTTCTGTGTCTGAATATTGTGCAATAAAACATTTTCTTGTGTCGTCTGCGGGTATATTTTGTAGATTAGGAGTTTCAATATTACCTTGTTTTCCCCCTGAAGCCATCCTACCAGTATCAACAATTTGTGTGAAACTTGTATGTACTCTATAAGTAACAGGATTTATATGTCTTAAAAATGATACACCATAAGTACTTACATCTTTATCATACTTTTTATAGTTAAGATATAATGGTATTATTGGAAAGTTTTTAGCCTGTTTTAATAATACAGGAGCTTCAACTGATTCTTTGGGTATTCCTTTTTCAAAAGTATTTATATTAATACCTAAATCCTTGAATAGTGGTTTTACTTGTTTATCAGAACTCCAATTAATATTGACCCTTCTTTCTGTAGTGAATAAATCTAATTGAGCATCAATATACTTATTAAGGTTGTTTTGTAGGATATAATTGTTTAGTATTTTTTCAGATTCTAATAATAACTCTTTAGATTTTTCAACCTTTTTTAGCCATAATTTTTTATCCAAATATAATCCACAATATTCTGTATATGCTAATGCTAATACAAATGCATTTTCTAATCTAATAGCATGTCCTAATCCCAAATCTACAGCTTTAATTAATTGCTTCTCTTTGATAGTATGTAATACAACTACATCTCCTGCACAATATCTTATTACTCTATCTGTGAATCCTTCTCTATGTATTAAACCTCTATCTCCTTTATGTACATATGTAGTATCACAATATCTTTGTTCTAATACTTCGAGATTCTTCCTAACATTTTGGATACCCTGGTTCAATTTAACTTCTGCTAAATAAGTATCATATACTAAAGTAGGATAGATATTATTATGATAGAGGAATTTTAGGTCAAATTTAGCATTTTGCAATATTAAATACTTAGTTTCCAATAAGTTCTTAAACTTACTAATATTCATTGTACTTAAATCTACTACAAATTGTTGTTCATTATCACCTAATTGTAAGGAATATAGTTTGTTTGTATATGGGTCAAATCCTGTTGTTTCAGTATCTATTCCAATCCACTCTTTATCCTTAAAATAATCCAATATTATATTTATATCTACATAATTTGGATACTCTGTATTTATCCTACCTTGAGTAGAGAAAAACTTTATATTTAACATAGAACATATATTAATATTAAAAAGAGAGAGTATATTTCAACTCTCTCTTTTGTTTAAAACCACAAAGATTATACTTCGCGTTCAAATTCCCTATTTGGGGCCATCTCTTTCTTCGCTACTACTTCAGCCACCCTTTCATCAATATCCTGCTCAGTAAGATTTGTTGTGAAATTGTAACTTTGGTAATAATTCATTTCTTCGCCTGTACTTGGATTTACAACAGCTTTATGGCCATCGTACTGAGGTTCTGAAGTTATTTTACGTGTAATCTTACCTTCTAAAGGAAATACACTTCCCGATTTCAGGCCCGCCATCATTTCTGCTGCGTCACTGCTAATTAATGGAAATGCCACTCTCTTTTGTTTTGTAATGATTCCGTTTGATACTACCAGTTCCTCTGATTGAACTTGACATTTAACCCAACTTTCTTTTGAAGTTGCTGTAAACAATTTACCTGTTTCAGGATGTGCGATAATTTTAACTTTACTCATGATTTAAAAATTTTAATTATTAATGAAATTATTTATTTAATGTATTTCCTTTAAAAAGTATAATACTAACTTATTCTTCGTTTAAAGCTTTGTACTCATTCCTTAAGAAATTCAATTCTTCTAAATGGGCATCTAACGTTTCTTCTGCGTATGTGAGATTATTTTTGGCCTCAATTAGCATATCAATGTAATACTCCCTATCTTGAATAGGTTTACCATTATTAATACGACAATTTGCCAAATCTTCTTTAGCTTGAGATACAGAATCTTCAATAGCAATGGTATCACCCTCTCTTGCTGCTATTTGAACTTTTAATGCTGATTCAGCACTACGCCAAGCTTTTTGTGCCTGTACTTCCACATCATCACCTTTTACTGCTGCTACAAACTGTTTTACAAATGAATTCATCTTTTTCATCTTTTAATCTTTTATAATTACTAATTTAAATGTTTATTTGAAATTTTAATTTTTCTGTAAGTTATTTTTAACAACTTCTTATTAGACTTTAATTTTAATTTTGGGTGTTTAACAGATTCCCCCACCGTGTATGGATATATCTTCTGTTCTGGTACTATTGGTGTATTAATATATTCTTCATATACT